CGCTCGAGGCGGTCTCCGGCCTGGCCTCCATGATGGCGCTGTTGCTGGTCGACATCGAGTCGATCCGCCATCAGCAGAATGCCGTCCTCCAGCGGCTCGGACCGCGGATCATAATCCCGGGGGGTGACGCATGAACATGATCGAAGCGGCGATCGGGGTCGTGGCGTACCTGCTGGTCGGAGGCGTAGTCGGGTACTACATCGGCTTCGCCCGGGGGACGCACCACGGCTTCATCCTCGGGCGGACGCAGGGGATCAGAATGATCCGCGACGCGCTGTCGAACTTCGGCGTGTTCGTCGGGATCCTGGAGACGAGGAAGGGCGAACTGGCGGGGCTGACGATCGATCGGACTGCAACAACGGCGGCGATGCCGAAGGGGGAAGGATGAACGAGATCGAGCTGCGGAAGGCGGCGAAGTGCGGGCTGTGCGGAAAGAAGGTCGGCGAATCTGGGATCCCGCTGTTCTACCGGGTCCGGATCGAGCGGCTCGGGATCAACCTCGCGGCGGTCCGGCGTCAGTCCGGACTGGAGATGATGCTTGGCGGGTCCGTGGCGCTCGCGCAGGCGCTGAGTCCCGAAGGCGAGATGACGACCCAGGTCATGAAGCCGTTCGAGTTCACGGTCTGCGAAACCTGTTCGACGCAGGATCATTGTCTGGCTGCGATGGTCGAGATGGCGATGCCTCCCGACGAGGAGGAGAAGGTCGAGGAGGTCGCCCAGCCGCTGCCGGAGACGAGGCCGTGATCGACGACGGCAACCGCAAAACGATCCACGGTCTGCTGATTGAGACGCGGTCAATACCATGGTGGAGACTCATCCTAGTCTCGCTGCTGCGCCCGACTCACCATTACGACGCAGGCGACGGGATCGTGATCGTCTACAGCCGGTGGTTCGGGAAGACGATCATCTGGGAGGTCTACGACCTGAAGGGCCGTGCGCCGTGAGCAGCGATCGCGAGTTCGACTGCTACCGCGGCGACGACGCGACCCGCGTCGAACTGAAAAAGGCCGCATACGAAGTCATGGCCGCCATCCTCGAAGCCGCGCCGATCGGCGACCCGACGCAGTCCTCCCCATCGTACCCGCTCGACGGCTTCTGGCTCGGAAACAGCTCGTTCTTCCAGTCCGCGCCGACCCGTTCGTGAGCGATCATCCGATGAGTCCGTTCATGTTCTGGTGGGTATCCCAGAAGGGAACCTGCATGGGCGCACTGGGCGTCCGATGGAACCCGACGAAGAAGACGGTCTACTGTCCATCCTGCGGCCAGGTCCTCCCGGACGGGACCGACTGGTCCGATCACCCGCTGAAGCCTGAGACGTTCAAACTGTGGAAGCTGTGGAAGGATTGGAAGGAGTCGCTGACCCGTTGACGATCCTCACCCCGAACCGTAGACTGAACGTGTGACGACCGCCGCAGCCGCCGAGGAGTGCATTGTCCAGGTCTACAACGAGGAGAAGACCTCCCTCGGCCGACCGCCGACCCTCGGGGAGCTGCTGGCGATCGTGGGCTGCTCAACTGCGACCGCCGTAAAATACTGCATGAAGAACCAGCTCGAACTGACCGACGGTCGCTCCCTGCGGTACAAGCCGAAGGCGTCCTGATGCCGCAGGGACAGTTCGACCGCGGACCGGGAAGCGCCTGGCGGAAGGCGATGGACCGACTGAAGAAGACCAAGGGCAACGGGCGGCTCGGACAGGCCACAATTGATCCGCCGTCCTCCCCGGTCCGGGAGGCTCCCGCCGTGACGCGCCCGAAGGCTCCGCCCGGTCGATCCCTCGTCGCCTACTGGCGTCTCGAATGGACGAGGAACTCCTGACGTGGCGAAATCGAAGCGCAAGCCGCGTCCGAAGACCCGCCGAAAACCGCCGCGCCGGAACCGTCGACCGAAGGCGCATCCGCACAAGTCAGGCCCCGATCCGTGGTCGCCGAAGAAGGCCGACGCGAGGCTGGCTTGTAAGGCGATTGAGCGGGGATGGTCGATCGAGTCCGTCGCCAGGCCGTATCTCGGCTGCTCCCCGACGACCCTGTTCAAGTGGCTGAAGGCCAACCCGACCTCTGAGTTTGCGAAGTCCATTGAGGAGGCAAAGTACATCGACGTCGGCGATACCGAGGAAGACCTGAAGCGCCAGTCGAAGAAGGACTTCCGGGCGACCCGGTTCAAGCTGATGAACCGTGCGCCGCTGTCGTGGCGTGACAAGCAGGACCCCGACGCCGAGGAAGGCGACGCCGTGCCGGTCGGCGGCTACGTCAAGCTGGGAACCGTCCAGCAGCTCCTGAAGGACCTCGCGGCGAAACGTGCGGCGAAGGACTCCTGAACCGGGCGGACGGGGCGTCCCGTCCTTCCAGGAGGCGGTCGACGGCCTGATCCCGTTCTGCAAACGATACCTGCCGAACAACTTCCCGGTCCCGTTCGCCCCCATGCACTACGAATGGGAGAAGATCGCGATCAGCGAGTCCGAGCGCGAGAACCTTCAGGCCCACCGCGAGTCCGGGAAGTCGACCTTCTGGGCGATCGCCTACCCGCTCTACCGCATCGGCCTCTGGCTGCTGATGATGAAGGACCCGCGCGGCCGGCCGGACGTCGACGAAGGCATCGGGATCTTCGGGGTCAACGACGACGAGGCCTCGGCCCGGCTGCGCGCGATCAAGAAGGTCCTCGAGACGAACGAGCTGTACCGCAGGGACTTCGGGCCGTTTAAGCCCGGCGAGGAGTGGACCGAACAGCGCATGACCTTCGACTGCTCCCGCGACGAGAAGAACCCGAACCTGTTCGCGTCCGGCCTGTTGAACGCAACGCCGGGCGTCCGCATGACGGCGGCGATCGTCGACGACTCGACGGACCCGCTGCACGTTCACTCGAAGGAGCAGCGCGACAAGCAGGACCTCGCCATCCAGGAAGTCGTCGAGCCGAATCTTCGCGAGGCCTCGCCGCTGATCCTCGTCCATACGCAGTACCACAACGACGACCTCCCGAACCGGCTATCCAAGCGCAAGGAGTACCACTCCCAGAAGTGGCCGCTCGTCCCTGATCCGTTCGACGAGAACGTCGCGAAGCATGTCGTCCAGTGGCCCGAGGCCTGGCCGTGGTCGCGCGTCGAGGCCGCGATGAAGAAGCCGCTGATCTTCGCGCGCCAGTACCAGCTTCGGGTCGTCCAGGACGAGGACCGTCTGATCCCGGAGCCGCGGCGGTACGACCCGAAGATCCTCGAGTACCGCGACTCGGCCTGGCGCATCCGGGGCGAGATCGTGCGGATGGCGATCGGCGTCGATCCGGCTTCGACCGAGGGCGAGCTGAACCGGGGATCTCGGACCGCGCTCGTCGTGGCGGCGATCACGCCGAAGATGGAGAAGTACGTCGTCGACTGCGTCGTCGGACGGTGGGCGCCCGAGCGGGTCTTAAAGGAGATCGAGGAGGCGTGGAAGAAGTGGCAGGCCTACCAGGTCTTCATCGAGGAGGTCAACTTCTCGAAGATCTACGGCGACCTGCTGCGGAAGCGGACCGCCTGTCCGGCGAAGGCGAGCAAGGCGCAGGGCGACAAGGTGCAGCGCATCGTCGGCACGCTGAACCCTGAGATGGAGAACGGGAAGATCTACTTCCCCGAGGAAGGCGGAGGGCCGGGGATGGCCGAGATCATCCGCGAGCTGGTCGAGTTCCCCGGTGATACACTGGACTGCGCCGATGCGCTGGAACACCTGGTCCGCAACGTGAACGAGTCCCCGGTCTTCGCGGTGTCCTCCGGGAAGCTGATCTCGAACGCGCGCCGTCAGCATGGGACGGGCGGGAACTGGATCGCGAAGAACTACGGCGACTGATGACGCTCGACGAAGCGCGCCTCGCAAGTAAGAACGGATCGGCCCGCTGTCCGCGCCGCTCGAAGTCGGGCAGGCTGACGGGCGCGTTCTACGTCTGCGCTCCGACCGGCGAACTCTGGAAGGTCTGGAAGGACGGGGGCGGGGTCTTCATCTTCCCGGACCTTCCTGACGGCCGCGAGGCGCTGGCCTCGAAGGACTGGCAGCCCGTCGTCGCGAATCACTTCGGCGTCGTGAAGGAAGCATGAAACACCAGACGCAGCACGACGTCGTCAAGCGGCTGTCGATGTCGGCGAAGAAGATCATGCGCGACCGGATCGAGAACCCGGCGGCGACGATGGTCCGCGACCGCTGGGCGCAGACGAAGGCCGACCTCGGGGCGTTCGCTCGCGGCGTCTGGGCGCAGGATGGCGCGGATCAGGGCCTCCACCTGGCCGAGCCGGCGCGTTACCGCATCGCGCAGCACTTCGAGCGGGCGCTGCGTGACTTCCGCGACGAAGCCGTCGAGATCTCGCGCGCGGCCCGGCTTCAGGCCTTCGAGCTGCAATACAAGCTTGACCACTGGATTCTCGATCAGGTGACGCCGCCGACCATCAAGGTCGTGCCGAAGCGCGACCCCGCCGTGCTGTCGATGCAGAACCTCGTCGTGCATCGCCCGATCGGGAAGAAGGCGAAGGAGTCCCACCACGCCGACCCGCGCCGCCGCAAGCTGACCGAGTCCTGGTTCACCGACCCCATCGCCGGTCCGTCATCGACCGGGGAGGATGGAACCCCCGAGACATCGACCGACCAGCGCATCGACGGATGGACGAAGGCATGGGGACAGGCGGCGATCGGGAACATCATGCTCGGCGGGATTCAGGGGGACACCCCGGAGGACATCGACGCCCGGGTCGACGCGACCACGGCCGGCGGGAGCAACCTCGACGGCATCCTCGACCGCATCATTCGGACGCAGGTCGAGATCTCGATCGCCGATGCGGACGACGAGTTCGGCGACGACTACTCCGATCTGCTGGGCGAGGGCATCTGGCAGACGATGGACGACGAGCGGGTGTGTCCGATCTGCGAGTCGCAGGACGGCCTCCCGGAGTCCGAATGGACCTACGATCAGCCCGCGCATCCGCGCTGTCGCTGCTGGAAACGCATGGTTCCCAAAGCCTATCAGGACCTCGCGGGGGACCAGGCGGTCCCCGGCGCGGCCGACGACGCGATGGCAATCCGGGATCCTCGGACGGGGGAGACGGTCGGGTCGGTCCTCGTCGAGTTCTCGGGCTGGTCGCAGGGGTTATAATCTCCGGGATGGCTGGCGAACCGAGAGTGATCGCGAACCTTCCCGACGGGATCGTAACCGGACCGTCGTCCGTCTCTGCCATGTCGAAGCCGTCGGTCCTGCGCGCGACCGAAGCCGGCATGGGCGACCTGCTGAACCAGTACAACCCCGACGCGGATCCCGAGAACCGGCCGCGACTCATCAGCGCCGATACCCTCTACAACAAAGTCCTCGCGATCCCCAAGCTGGACGAGTCGAAGAAGGAGACGAAGATCGTCGGCCAGCTCGTCCTCCCGTCCGTCGCCGGTCCGCAGCGGTCGCTGACCCGGCAGTTCTCCGGATGGAAGGGACTCGACGAGGTTCGCGAGTCGGCCGAGTGGAAGCTGTCGAAGCTGCGGGAGTCCTGCGGGATCCCGTCGCCGCTCGGCCGGCGGATGATCCGGGAGTCGGGCAAGTCCGGGAAGCCGCTCGTCGAACAGTTCGACGGCTTCGCCTTTGGATCTCCGCAGGACAGCGCGTTCACCGGAACGCCGCCGAACGACGAGTTCCATCCGATCATGCTCGGCCCGTTCAACCGCCAGCTCTATCTGTTCGATATGCTTGACATGCAGTCGAAGGCGTTCGAGCAGTGGAACCATCACCCGGTCGCGAAGGCGATCGTGAACATGATGCTGCACTTCGTCCTCGGCGACGGCCCGAAGGTAAAGTGGCGCGCGCAGGAATTGCAGGACCTCTGGGATCCGTGGCGACTGAAGAACCACTTCGACGAGAAGACCCGGCTGTGGTTCAAGGACTCCTCGATCATGGGCGAGTCGTTCATCCGGGACGAGGGGTCGCAGTACGGCACGCCGACGATGACGCTCCTCGACCCCTCGACGGTCTGGGAGATCGTGACGAACCCGCGCAACATCGACGATGTGTACTACCTCCACCGACAATTCCCGACGCAGTACCAGGTCCCGTATGGAGCTGGGCCGCAGTTCCTCGATGCGACCGGAGGTCAGCAGCCGCCGGTCAGCGAGTACGTCATCGAGCAGTTCGCGCCCGAGGAGTGGCTGCAGCTCAAACTGAACGCGACGGTCGGGGAGAAGCGCGGGCGGTCGGACATCTTCAGCGTCCTCGGCTGGCTGAAGCGGTTCCGCGACTGGTTCAATGCGGCGGTCGTCCGGGGTCAGATCTCGAACGCCTTCATGATCTGGTGGGAGATCAACGGCGGAGACGCCGACGTCCAGGCGTTCAAGAATAACCCCGACTTCTCCCGGATCCCGCCGCCGGGGACGATCTGGTTCTCGAACAAGGCGGCGGTTCCTCACCTGCTGACCCCGGAGAACATGACGCAGCTTTCATCCAGCGACAAGACCGGCGAGCTGCTGCTGGCCGTGATCGCGACCTCACTCAACCTCCCGCCCGAATATCTGGGGGTGAGCGGGGCCGCGGCCAGGGCGACGGCACTCACCCGCGCCGAACCGGCGGCGAAGACCTTCGAGAACCGCCAGCAGTTCGTCCGCGAGGGCATCTCCTGGCAGGCCCGGCGCTTCGCCGCCGCCATGATCGCCTCGGGCAAGGTGAGCAAGGAGGTTCTCGGGAAGGCGACGCAGTCGAAGGTGATCGGCCTTATGCGTTCGGGCAAGCTGGACGAGGCCCGCGCCGTGTTCGAGGCGCTGGCCGGCGGCTCCGCGCTGCTGGAGCCGGTGGACCCGACGTTCGACATCATCATGCCGGCGCTCGAACCGCAGGACCGGACGCTGCGGATCAAGGACCTGACGACGGTCCGCGCGATGAAGGTCATCTCGCAGGAGACGTACAGCGCGCAGGTCGCCGAGGTGATGGACTTCAAGGATTACGACTTCGACGCCGAGCAGGAGAAGATCGCCGACGAGGAACAGCGCGGGATCACGCTCCCGACCATGCCAAAGGCCGGGGCCGGCGGTCCGGGCGCTCCGTCGACGAATGGGACCGGGCCGAAGGGCGGACCCGAGGACAAGGCGGCGTACCGCTCGGCGACGGCGGAGAAGCCGAAGGGATGAGCGCGAAGCCCGCTGCGATCTCCTGCGCGGAAGTGGACGGTAGGGATCTCTGGCTGTGGAATGGTGGGCCGCAGGCCTTCATCACTTGCGAACTGCTGAAGCAGCACGGCATCCAGGAGCCGAAGCCCGGCGAGCTGATCGAGTTCGGTCCGTGGTCGCTGAAGGTCCTGAGCATCGCGAAGAACGAGATCGACGGGCCGTATGCCGTCGTCGAGCGCATCGCGGAGGTTCACGCATGAGCGACGCGACGATGTCCGTCAAGCAGATCGAGTCGAAGGAGTACAACCCGTTCGAGGGCCTTCAGGACGCCGTGAACATCTTTACCGGGCTGGCCGACTACCTGTCGCTGTGGTGCGAGATGTACGGTCTGCGCGAGGACGAGATCTGTTACACGCCGTCCGAGTGGCGAACGCCGCTGATGACGACGTTCCGGATCTTCCGGACCGACGGTCGGCCGATCAGCCCGAAGGCCTACGACCCCCGCCTCCCGAACGTCTCGCAGGTCTTCCTCCGGCGCGGTCATCGGATCACCCGGTTCGTCGCCATGCAGCCGGGGTTCCGTCGCCAGATGTTCGATGTCGACCAGGACCTCCGCGCCTGTCTGGACGCGCACGGCCTGAAGGCCGCCGAGGCCGAGATCATCAGCCGCTGGGACGGCGACGGGAAGGTGATCCTGAAGGTGATCCCGCGCGTCAGCGCCGCCGAGCGAACCGGGCGCGAGTACCTCACGCACTATCGACATGACTGAGCAGAACCCGCCGACGCCTGCGGCCGACGTTGCCTTCGCGATGGAGGTTATCCAGTCCCGCGGGCCGGATGTCGACATCGCCATCGTCAAGCGCGACGGCCGCGTCGTGAACATCGAGGTCACGGACAACTACCGGAAGCAGCTCGAAAAACACAAACTGAAGGAGGTCGTATGATCGCGCTCCTGATCGCGTTCCTGCTGGGCGTCGCGGTCCCGTTCGTCGGGGCCGTGGTCTTCTGGAAGAAGAAGGGCCTGAAGTTCGTCTGCGTCGAGGACAAGCAGCAGGCGGTCGAGATCGTGATCTGGCCGGGCGAGTGGGCGATCGGCTGCGCTCGGCAGTACAGGGACTACACGGTATGACGGACGAAGCGCGCGAGAAAAACTATAGGATGCGCGTCCGGATCGACAACGACTTCGTCTACCACAAGCCGCTCCCCGGCCAGCCTGAAATATATACGCAGCTTCGCGACAAGGCGAAGGAACTCGCGCTGATGATCGTCGAGCTGGTTCCCGAAGGACGGGAGCAGTCGTCCGCACTGACCCGGCTCGAGGAGGCTGTCTTCCATGCGAACGCTGGGATCGCGCGCCATGGGGAGCCAGGATGACCTTCGTCTCCTGGGCGATCGGGTTTGCGGCCGGCGTGACGACGATCATCGCCGCTGTCGCGCTCGCGGGCTGTCGGTTTATGAAGTTCCACTCCGGGATGACGATCGCGTTCTTCCCCGGCGATCGGCTGCTGGTCTGGAGGAAGCCGAGGTAATGGGGAACCGGCTGTCGACCCGGTTTGAACACGCCTACCTCCCGCCAGACCAGGTCGACAAGCTGAAGTGCGGATACTGCGCGCACTACTTCGAGAACGAGAAGCGATGCGGCCTCATCCGGGCGGAGGACGGCGACGTCAATCCCGGCGACTGCTATCGGTACTGGTTCAACAACGCGATCCTGAACCAGCAGTACGACGCGAACACTCTCCAGCGCCCGAAGCAGATGCGCGCGCCAGACCTCGGGCGTCTGCTCACGAAGTCCGAGGCGGCGTTCGCGGAGGACGTCGACGAGTCGATCGAGGGCTGCTCGGACTGCGTGTTCTTCACGGCCCCGACGACCTGCTCGCTGATCGGCGAGGGGACGGTCGAGGCCGGCGGGGCCTGCGCCCGGTTCTGGCGGTCCCCGCAGAAGGAGGCCGAGGACGACCGGCTGCACGCCGAGTTCAAGTCCCCGCCACCGGAGGCCGACCGCTCCTGGGTGGACAAAATGCGCGCCTGGATCGCGCGATTCTTGGGGGATTGACAACGGCCCGGCGGGGCTGGTAGGTTCAGTGACAAGCGGGATCGCAGCCCGAGAAGTCCGGTGACGGATGTAAGGCGCTGCGTCGAGGTCGTAAGGCCACCCCGCGAACTGATCGTAAAAAACAAGCGAGGCCGTGCCTAGGAGGCGAGGCGTCCGAAAGGACGGCCTCGCCTTTCCGCTTCAAGGAGGCGCATGGCTCGATCGGCGGTTGCAACGAAGGAAGTCGGCGGCAAGACCATGTCCGCCTGCATCCTCCGGATGGAAGGAAAGGCCGACGACCCGGCGGCGCTCTGCAACTATATGCAGCAGAACGAGACGGGATTCTTCGCGGAGAACGCGAGCGAAGGATCCATCTCCGCCGCGGTCGAGGCCTACGAGTCGCAGTCCCGCGAGGCGGTCGGCTCTCAGGCCGCAGGCGCGCTGCTCCGAGGGAAGCGGAAGGTCGAGTCGCTCGTCTCCTTCGCCGAGGCCTCGAAGATCTCGCTCGACTTGCGCGAGGTCCGCTGCAAGGTCCTCGTCAAAGGACTCGGCAACGCCCGCGACAAGCACTTCTACGGACCCGAGGCCGTCGACGGTGTCGTCGACCTCATCAATCAGGGCGGCGTCCGCTGCTTCCTGAACCACCAGACCGAGGCCGAACACCGCGAGCGCAGCGAAGGCGACATCCGCGTCATGGCCGGGTACTGGAAGGACGCGCTCGGCGAGACGCTCCCGGACGGCCGGCGCTCGGCGGTCGCGACGCTGGTCCTGGACGAGTCGGAAGCCGGCGACAACCTGCTGGCGAAGGTTCAGGCGTCCCTGAAGTTCGCGACGGACTTCCCGAACATCCGGGAAGTCTACGCCGGCCTGTCCATCAACGGCGACGGCGAGGTCGATCCGCGCAAGGTGATGTGGCAGGGACAGGAAGTCGAAGTGAACTACGTCCGGGAAGTCTCCGACCTCCCGAGCGTGGACGGTGTGACACGGCCCGCGCGTGAAGGTCAGTTTCTTAAACTGCTCGAGTCGATTCAGAACGCAAACCCCGAGGAGGCCCAGACCATGAAGAAGAAGGAGCTGAAGGCGTCCGCGGCCCGGATCACGGAAGCCGCGGCGAAAGTGGACAAGGGAGAACTGAGCGTCGAGGAGTACCAGAAGGTCCTCGAAGCCGAGAACTCCAAGATGAAAGCGATGAAGACCGCCGCCGACAAGCCGAAG